CTCATAATTGGGTTTAATGATATGTAGGTAAATCCATCCCATTGGTACAATTGATTAGTTGTTGCATTATAATAGTACCCATTAGCATTTGGTGGTACAGAACCTTGATATGGATTGTTGAGTATAGCTAGTTGGTAATTTAGATTAGCTAATAAATCGTTGAATGTTACTGCATTACTACCCAATATGTTGATATCATACGTTTTCCCTGGAACGGTAACGACTGTATTACCTGTATTAAAATCAGTTTGATATAAACCATCTAATACAAATCGAAAACTGTAGGTTAGTGTAGGCACTAACCCTGTTGGGTCAGTACCACTAATACCATAATTTATAAGCTGATAACCAGCAGTGTCATCGGTACCTGAGGTGCCATATTGTTGGGAATATGAATGCACTCCTTCTAGGTGATAATGACACACATTATCCACAGCAAAACCTGCAACATAGTATGGTGTATTGTTTTTGATACCAGATATATCAATAAAAGTAGTTGTTTTATTATCATAAAATGCTCCTACTACCAATGCTGTATCTATCTTATCACCAGCAAATAAATTAATATCAGCTGTCGCATCTCCTGTATAATAAACTCCATTTGTTACAGTACGTTGTTGATTTATAGCTACTGTATCTAGTACAATTACTATACCATTGTATGCTGCATCAGCGATGCTACAACCAGGAGATCCTTTTGGTAATGTCCATGATATACGTGCAGTAGTAGCACTCGTTTTTTCAAACTTGATGGTGATTTCACTACCTTCGTATTGAATTTTATTTGGGGCATCTGAATAAAAACCTAAAGTACTCACTGAGTCTCTCCTTTATGACATTTGGTATATTTATGATGCGGGTGAAATAGGTGGGATTTTTGGATTGTTTGACTATTGTGGTTTTGTGTTCTTGTTTAACCAGCTTTTGAATTTGTCACCAGACCAATAAGTAACAAACTCTTCGTATTCATCTACATCTCTAACATTTTCGAATCTTATCGAAATTGGCTTTGGTGCTGTGTGCACATTTTCGTATTCCCATTCAACAATTATTGATTGTTTTGGTTTTAATGATACTTGATATTTATCAACCTTTTCACCCACTATGAGTTTACAATACGATACAACATCATACGTCACCGTTTGTATAGGATGTTCGTTGATTGCCATTAGCAACTGTTTTTTCGAATCTAAGTACTCTTTAAACGTAAGTTTTGTCATAATGCAATTATCGAATCCTGAAATAATATTACGTATTTATGTCAATGATTGATGTACGCATCAAAAATGGAGGGAACAAATGATTTGAGTTTATCTCGGGATCCTATATTGTCTCTCCACCCCAATATTTGTAAATTGTCTGGATGTGCACACAACTGCCGTACTAATAAACACTATTACCGAGGGTAAACAAAAAACCCACAGAAATGTGGGTTTTTTGTTATTACTTTATAACTACTGTTACTGATTAAGCAAGGCTTAATGCAGACACATTAATTTTTCCGTAATAATCGGCAGAATTTCCAAGTGATGTTGCCTTTTGTGTAAATGTTGCTTTACCATAACGAGTCATCAATGAAACAACAGGTTGGAAAGTAACTGGGTTGATAACAACACCAGAGCTCATCAATGGGATGTATGGGCAGTAGAAGTATCCGCTGTCAGTCTCACTATTACCACCTTTGTAACCAACCAAGATAGAGTCATTACCAGAACCACCAACGCTAGTGGATTGAACTTGATTCCACAAGTAGCTGTACACTTTGATTGTACCATTTAAAGTACCAACCAACATTGTGTTATTAGGACCTTTGAATGAACCTTGCACTGCAGGTGCAAAAACACTCTTGCTTGCAGATTGCAATACTGATACAATCATTGGACTAACAACGATGAAGTTACCAACACCACGACGAGTCTTACGACCAATTTCATTTGCAACGTAGTTGATCATAACACCCAAGTTAGCCAAACGATCTCCAACGAATGTTGGACGGTAGTAACCAGGAGCACCAGGCAAAGAACCGTCAAATGCAGCAACAGTACCAGCCAAACCTAACAAGTCAGTGATAATTTCATTGTCAATTTCTTGAACGATTTCAGCAGACAAAGCCTGTGTCATTTCGTTTTCAAGATCAAGACCATGTTGAGCTTGTAAATCTTGCATAGCTTCAATTGTCCAACCAGCTTGCAATTTACGTGAACCAGCCTCAACAGCTTGAGTAATGATTTCAACACCCATCTTACGACCACCAGAACCTTCAAGGTATGAACCAGCACCACCGTGTAACGGACCAGCAGCCCCGAAAGCACCAACAGCAGCAGCATCTAAACTCGATGGCCATGCATTACCTTGTGCAGTACCTGTGATATTACCAGGAGTAGGAGCACCCATACCACCAGCACCAGCTGCTTGAGCAACATCAGTAGCACCAGAATAGAAACGACGCATTGCATTTAAGTTACCAAATGCTTCAAAGTCGGTTGGATCTCCAGCGTTAGGAATATCACCTTCAGGGGACAATGCAGTAGTTATTGACTCATTGTACTTGTAACGAAGTGAGTATACCAAACCAACTGGACCTTGCATTGGTTGAACACCAACGATTTCAGTAGCGATGGTCGAAGGAATAATACGACGAATCATCGGAATTAAAATCTTACGGAAACCAGCGATTGCACTTGCATCTGTAGAACCACCAGCTGCATTTTCAGACAAAACTTGGTTTTTTTGATTCTCTAATAGAGGATCAACAATCTTACGCTTTTGTGCATCAAGACCTTCAAGCAACGCGCCTTTAATCTCTGCCCAATTTTCAAAAAGTTCATTCATTTTTATATCTCCTAGATATGGTTAAATTTAAATTAATCCTGCAAGACGGCGCATTGATTCTGTCAAAGGTGAAACTTTAACATCTTCTGCATCATCTTCATCGATCATTTCTTGGTCGAGATCACCGGTTTTTACAACCATAGATCCTTCCATTACTTTTCGAGAAATTTTAGATCCTTCAGCAAGTACTGTACTTTCCTTCTCTGACACACCTTTATTTTCTACAACTTCCGTTACTGCACCTTCTTTAATAACACGACCGATAAAGGTTTTATATCCTTCATCAAGTTGATCAGTAGCTACACTTTTAAGAATAGTTTCCATGATATCACGTTGCTTACCGTTCAATGGCTTTAATACAGATTCCATCTTAATGGTACGACGCAACTCATCACGAGCTGATTCAGTAGCTTCATATTTACTTTGTAATGTTTTAACTTGTTCCTTTGCTTCACGCAATTCTGCTTCCGTAGAATCTTCACTGATGAAGTTAGAACGATATTCGCGTACAAACGATTCAAATACCTTACGGCCAAATTCAATTTTCTTAACTTCAGCAATATCTTCATGCAATTCAGCCATTTCAGCACCAAGACGAATTTCTAAAAAGGCATCTAATTTTTCAACTAACTCTGCCAAATCACTTTGCAATTCGTTACTCATCTCGGATTTTGCTTCAACGATTTTCGTGGCCATTTCAGCCTCCAAATCACGGAAACTTGAAATATCATGCTTTAATTCATCAATTTCTTCACTCAAATATTCATTAACTTTGGTGTCAATAGCTTCAATTAAAGCATCACGTTCTGTGATCCACTGTTCAGTTAGTTCTACGCGAACTGTATTAGCAGCTTCCTGTTTAGCCAATTCTACAGCTTCTGCAATTTGTGTTGTAACTGCTTCTTCCAACTCTTTTTTAGAATCTTCGGAAAGAATCTCAGCCTCTAATAACTTCTTTAAAAGTTCGTCCATCATTAAATCTCCTTATAGATTTGTCAATATTATTTATAACTTGTTGTATTTATTGTTTTAAATTTTATTCATATTTTAAAATTCCTATACAAATCAACGTGTTAATGCTCTGTAATTTGTATTAAAATTTTATATTTTTACGAATGTTTAATAAATATGTGCGATTATTCCCCGTCGGAGTCTTTCATATAATCCAACATTCTGATAGTTGCCTGTTCATAATCAACTTTACTAACATCTACATCACCTGTATTCTTACCTACCTTTAATCTGGTTGATATATCCACGAACCATGTAGGAGTTACCCTTTACTTTTTAGGAGTACCAGAAATTGCTAATTTTTCACCTTGATAATCAGCATGACCTTCTACTATCTTTTGTGATGTTACTTGTGTAATATATTGATGGAAATCGGTGCGAGCCTGTGCGTCATTTCCATTGATAATTGCATTAAGCATATTTCGTAAGTCGTTTTTCATATTATGTGTCCTATATTGTAATTATTTTTTAGCAAACAGGTTTTCACGTAAGAATTTTTCAATTTCACGCTTAAAATACTTTTGTGCATCTGGATCTTCACGCATCTGTTCAGCTAAAGTAATGACACGTCTTCCACTCTTATGCATATCAAGCGATTCATATACAGAATTTGGCATCGCACCTGGTGCAGATGGAGTAGCAACGATATCAACAGTTATGAAATTAAAGCCATTCACATTACCACTTTCTGACACTGTACCAGCTCCGCGTGAACTAACACCCAAACGAACACCACTATCAACAAGAGCACGAGCAATATTACCCATAGGCGTAGGTAAAAGTTTTGCACGACCAATTGCATTAGCACCTTCCATACGCAGATCTACGATTGCGTGGGATATACGATCTAGATTGATATTTAAGGTTTGTGGATGATCCAACTCACCAAATATACCATTAGATTCTTTAATGCGTTGTTGTGCTTCTGTAACAGCACGTGAAATTTCATCCAATGGATAATTTCTATTATTTCTGTTTTTGATATCAGCTTGCATGAAGATGCCGTTTAGCCATACATTCTTACCATCTGTAGAAGCCTCTTCTATCAAATGACTCTGTGCCGGCGTCAATTCCTCAATTAGTAATTCTGGACTCATTATAGCTCTCCTATACGTAATCGATTATTTATCTTCATCTTCATCATCACATTTCTTAGATTTCATGGATTTTTTCTTATCTTCATCAGCCATGTCATCTTCGTCAGATTTTTTCTTATCATCTTCATCTTCAACATCACATTTCTTAGATTTTGTGGATTTTTTCTTATCTTCATCAGCCATGTCATCTTCGTCAGATTTTTTCTTATCTGATTCATCTTCATCTTCATCTTCATTGATGATAGCACGGGTTTTCAGAGTAACATACTCGTGAAAATCTACTTGAGCTTGTTCTGCATTGCCGTTTATAATTGCATTAAGCATGCGACGTAATTGTTCTTTCATGGTAAATCTCCTTTTGGATACATAGATTGATAGTTATATTTATAAAATAATCCATTGATTTTACAATAGATTATTTAACATATTGTTTTTACAGGATATAATATTGTAAAAATTTAAACATTTTTACTATACTGAGTTAAGGTCTCCACTCAGTGGTGACCCACCTGCGTTGGTACTAGGTCCACCGGATGTCGATTCAGATCCTGTACCTGGTTCTCCTCCATTGTCTAATTCACCTATTGGTCCACCTGATGCTGGCGGCAATCCACCACCACCGATACCACCACCAATACCTAACCCTGCATCTTCACCACCGGCGCCATATATTGTTGGTAGATCAGCATCACCACCGTCTGGGCTCATACCCTTTTCTTGGCGCAGTAACATTTCGTTTGTGATGATTTCGTCATCGGACAACTGTAGATATCTAGATAATATGAATCGCTTCGATAGATATGCCACACCATCTGCAGTACCATATGATGATAATAAAGTATTGTCCATATCAGCTTGGCGATAGTGTTCGTAGTTGTTAGGATCTGGAAACTTTAATTTATAATAACTTTCGTCGATATTGATGTTACAAGTTCGTAAGTAGCTCTTAAACTCTTTATCAATAGTGGTTTCTATGTAACCCTGTAATCGTTTTACAAATTTAGCAAATTGTTGTTCTTCTATATAAGAAGCGCCAAGTTTACCATCGTTGAAAATAGCTCCTTCACTACCTGGTTTCATCCAAGATATTGGCACTCGTAATCCACGCAATACCTTATCAGCAAAATAGTCTAAATCGGACAATTCACCTAATCCTTGGCCACCTGGTAATGTCTCTACTT